AAATGGGCACAAAAAGAATCATGGAAGTCTCAACAAGAAAGATTCCACCAAGAGTACCTACAAAAATTAGACCAACAACGACAAGAACAACTTGTAGAAGAATCTAAAAGTTTTGATAGCACTGGTTTAAAGATAGCTAAAATATTAATGAATGAAGTAGGAATGTTATTAAACGAAAATAATCAAAGAAGGACAGCAAACCCAAATGACCAAGAAAAGTTTACACCACAAATGGTTCAGCAGTTAGGTAACGCTGCACTACAAGCTCAAAAGCTAGGTAAATTAGCCTTGGGTGAATCCACTGAAAACATGAAACTAAATGCAGAAATTAAAGACACAACAGCATTCAACGAAGCTATGGAACTCTTGGATCAGATTGGAAGAGCCAAGCGAACTGGCGACTTGGGCTCTATACACTAATTGGCTTTCTACAGCTAGAGAGAAGCAACTACCGCCTGAGGAAGATCATTTTATATGGTTGATACTTGCAGGTAGGGGTTGGGGTAAGACAAGAACTGGTGCACAGGACATTGCTTTGTATGCACTAAAAAACGAAAACACTATATCAGCAGTTGTTGCTCCCACATTTGGAGACCTTAGAAGGGTTTGTTTCAATGGACCGTCAGGCTTAATGTCTATCATACCCAAAGAATGCCTAGATACTTCTTTTGGCACAGACGGTTATTCTGCAAGTGTCATGGAAATTAGACTATTCAATGGCTCTAAGATAGTTGGATATGCAGCGATCAATCCGGAACGATTAAGGGGACCACAGTTTCATAGAGCATGGTGTGATGAGTTAGCATCTTGGAGATACCCTGAAGCTTTTGACCAATTAATGTTTGGTCTAAGGCTTGGTCAAGACCCTAAGTGCATTATTACAACTACACCAAAGCCAATACCAATACTAAAAAGTTTAATTGTCAGAGAAGATGTCCATGTTACCAAAGGTAATACTTTTGAGAACTCAGATAACTTAGCAGAATCAGCCTTGGAAATGATGCGTGAAAGATATGAAGGCACAGCATTAGGAAGACAAGAACTATATGCAGAAATACTTGACGATATAGAGGGTGCATTGTGGACACACAAACAAATTGAAGACACTAGAATAAACAGAGATACCAAAAAAGATTTTAAAACGATCATTGTTGCAATAGACCCTGCTGTAACTGCAGGAGAGAATTCTGATGAAACAGGTATCGTGGTGGTAGGCAAAGACATGAATAATGAGTATTATGTATTAGAAGATGTCTCAGGCAAGTATTCACCGGACGAATGGGGTAGACTAGCAGTGAAGACATTTTATGATTGGGAAGCAGACAGAATTGTTGCAGAAACTAATAATGGTGGAGACTTGGTTGAAAGACTTTTGAGGAGCGTTGATAACAATATTCCTTATAGGTCAGTAAGAGCTACTCGTGGGAAAATGCTTAGAGCAGAACCTATAGCAGCACTTTACGAACAAAAAAAGGTTCATCATATGGGTGCTTTCCCTGAATTAGAGACACAAATGTGTACTTATGTGGGTCAGTTGAAACCCAGTCCTGATAGATTAGATGCTCTAGTTTGGGGTCTTACCGAACTAAGCAAATCACAGGGAACAATTAACTGGAGAATTAGCTAATGGCAATTTTGGATAACATAAAGAACATCTTTACTGGCAAACCTGAAGTAAAGAACTCAAACATGATGGGTTATTTTGGTGTAGGTACTGAAGAATCTAAGCAATATAAATATGAAGACCTAGCAAAAGAGGGTTACCTAAAGAACGCTATTGTCTACAGATGCGTTAATGAAATAAGCAAAGGTGCAAGTTCAGTTCCTTTTGTATTAAAAATGGGCGATCAGATTATTGAAGAACACCCACTAATAGATTTGTTAATGCGACCTAATCCTCTCCAGTCTTATAGTGAGTTCTTCAATAGCCTATATGGTTATGTCCTGCTTAGTGGTAACGCTTACATCTTAAAGGTAGGAAGCGAAATGGGAACGCCTAAAGAGCTTCATCAACTTAGACCTGATCGCATACAAATCAAAGGCGGTGGTAATCCAATGCCTGATAGATACGAATACTTGGTCAATGGTCAGGTAAGAGAAACATATCCAGTAGATCAAGTGAACGGATTTAGTGAACTCAAACATATTAAGCTATGGAATCCATTAGACGATTATTACGGTCTCAGTCCAATGAGTGCTGCCGCTGTTGAGGTAGACCAATTCAATATGTCTAGCAAACACAATGTAAATCTTTTACAAAACGGTGCAAGACCTAGTGGAGCTATAATATTTAAACCACAAGATGATGCAGGATTTGCAGTCAATCTTACTGAATCACAAAGGCAACAACTGCTCACCGATATGAACAATAGATTTGCAGGTAGCAAGAATGCAGGTAGACCAATGTTGCTAGAAGGAGATTTTGACTGGAAAGAAATGGGATTATCTCCTAAAGATATGGACTTTGCTAATCTTAAACATATGAGTGCAACAGACATTGCTCTTTGCTTCGGTGTACCAAGTCAATTAGTTGGTGTTCCTGATAGTCAAACTTACGCTAATGTTGCAGAAGCTAGACTGGCTCTGTATGAAGAAACAATTATCCCTCATCTACGCAAGGTTTCATCAGACCTTAACGAGTGGTTAGTACCAATGTTTGATGATAGATTTTCATTAGAGTTTGATATTGATTCAATACCTGCATTGTCTGAAAGGGTAAAGCGTACCTATGAAAATGTAACAAGTGCTGTAAGGGAAGGCATCATGACTCGTAATGAAGCAAGACAACAACTGAACCTTGAACCAGTAGACGGTGCTGACGAACTATACATATCTGCTAACCTGTTTCCTATATCTGACGGTGAGGTTGAAAAACCAATCAACCCAGTAAATGAAGAAGACTTGGAAGACTATGATGAAGATGAAACTGATAAAGCAATAGCTCAATTATTAGAAGAAGAAAAAGCACTATCTGATATTGACACTAAGCCTACAAACTCTATGGCAGAAGAAGCTGCTAGAGGTCTACAGTGGAGAAAGAAATATAACAGGGGTGGAACTACAGTTGGAGTTGCAAGAGCAAATCAATTAATGAATAAAGAAAATCTATCTGTTGATACCGTATTAAGAATGTACAGCTTTTTTTCAAGGCATGAAGTAGATAAGCAAGGGCAAGGTTTTAGTCAAGGTGAAAAAGGCTATCCAAGTGCCGGAAGAATTGCTTGGGCGTTATGGGGTGGTGATGCAGGTTTTTCTTGGTCAACCAAAGTTAGAAACCAAATACAAAGGGAAAGAGAAGGCAAAGCTGAAGCAGATTCTTTGAAAGTAGGAGATATGGTTTCATGGGATAGCAGTGGTGGCAGAGCAAGGGGTAAGATAACCAAGATAGCAAGAAGTGGAAAGCTACCAGTTCCTAAAACAGACTTCACTCTCAATGCAACAGAAGATAACCCTGCTGCACTTATTAGAGTCTATCAAGGTGGTGAGCCTTCTGATGTGGTAGTAGGACATAGATTCAGCACACTTAGAAAAGTATCGTAATGCTCTTGAAACCCCATTACTGCGTTAATACATCACTATTGGTTGCATCAATAGATGCTCTTAGAAGCTATGTCTGAAGGTTGATTTTGTTCAAATATGATTAGAAACAAACAAACCAACAGACTTAATGATTTTAGAAGAGGTAGGGTAAATACAAGGTCTCAATATAGACAACAACTTGTTATCCGGAATAATCTTGAAAAACAGTTCTACAGAAAACTAAACACACTCTTTAGAAAGTTCCTTAATGTACAACTGTATCTATACAGAGAATTCGGTTTATACGAACCACAAATAGCATCACAAACTCTCAATGAGGATTTTTTTCCATTAATGCAATCGCATTACAACAGAGTATTTAAAGCTGTGTACCTAAACGCAGAAGATAAATTTAATGAGCAAAAGCAAGAAACCTTCGTATTTGGTAGAAGCATAGATTTTGAGCAAGTCGTTATTAACTACTTTGCTACTAGACAATTAGTTCTATCAAACATAACTGAAAGTTTAGCAAACAGAATATCTGCAGCAATAGAAATAGGAAGGGCAGATAACTTAACGCTACAACAGATAGCTAAATTAGTATCAGATAAATTTCTACCAATTAGCAGAAGTCGTGCTGCACTTATAGCAAGAACCGAAACACATAATGCTGCAAGTTTTGCGAGTAATTCATATCACTTACAAGTACAACAAGACTTAGGCACTAAAATGCTAAAGCAATGGGTATCAGCTAATGATGCAAGAACAAGACCTAGTCATTCACAAGCCAGTGGTCAAATAGTTGATATGGAAGAAAGTTTTATTGTTGGTGGTGTACCAATGAAATATGCAGGAGATTCAGCAGGTGGTGCTAAGAATGTTGTGAACTGTAGGTGCGTTATTGTTTATGTAGATGAAAGAGATATAATAGTCTAGTGTTGGTAGTGAGTTAACAGAGACACTTTAACTAAAAGACCCACTACCATTTCAGCATCACTAGAAAGACTGTCATTTACCTTTTAGCCAGTGCCTAAATATATTTTAACATTTAAATATCAAATTCATCGTACATTCGCTGAACTTTTTTAATCCGATCTTGTAAAGCAGATTCTACAAATTTAGTAAATACGAGTCCGTGTTTTTTACAGAACTCTTTTGCATCTATCTTTACTTCTTTAGGTATGTTGATTGCAACTACCCCATATTTTCCTCTATGTTTATCCATAATTATTTCCACCATGTAGGTTTATTTGTGCCTTTTTCCCATTTAGCATAATGTTTTTCATTGATCATATAATTTCGGTAAGACCATATATGGCTATCTGATTTATATTGATCAGGCATAGCTTGTGCAAATTTTGTCAATTCACCTTCTGCTATACCCATAGGAAACTTAGCAAGACCATTCCATAACTTAGTCCAACAAGCATGGTATTTGTCATAGCGATTGTGGTACTCC